CAGACGTGGAGGAACTCGCAAAAAACTGAGCGTCCGCCCGACGAGGCGTTTCCTGTTTCGTCTGGCGGGGCACTTGGGAATGACGGTGAGGGAACTGTCTCGCCGCATGGATTCGCAGGAGCTCACAGAGTGGATTGCGTTTACTCGCCACTTTCACGCTCTTCCTGATCCATGGCGGCAGACGGGCCTGCTGACGAGTGCCGTGCTTGCACCGTACTCCCAGCAAGGCAAGGCACCGAAAGCGGACGATTTCAACCCGATCGAGAAACCACCCCAGCACGCAGACGAGATGAAGCGGGAGTTGCAAAAGCTCCTGGCGTTCCCAGAGTAAGCCATGGCCACAATCCTCTCACTCGCTTTGAAGGTAAACGCCGACGCCTCTGACGTGGTGAAGAACCTGACGCCGGCTGAGCGGGCGCTTGAGAATCTGGCCAAGCAGGCGAGCAAGGCCACGTCTGCCTTTGATGTGCTGGCGAAAGACAGTCAGGCGGCGGCCGATGCCCAGGCCGCTCTCAATGACAAGTTCAACACGCTGGCCAAGCAGCTGCAGGGCGGCCTCAACGCCCAGGCCTACGCCGATCAGTACGCGGCCCTGCAGCAGGAAGTGCGAAACACCGCTGACGCATTTGCCGAAGGCGTTCGCGTCACTGAGCAAGTCAGGACTGCGGAAGAGCGTCACGGCCAGGAGCTGGCAAAGCTTGACGCACTGCTGCAAAAAAACGCGATCAGCGAAGAGACGCACACGCGGGCGGTCGCCAAGGCTGACGCAGCACTACTCAAGGCGTCCACGTCTGCTGACAAGTTTGCAGACGAGACAACGCGAGCCGCAACGCAAGGGCTCAAGTTCAACGAGCTGAGCGGCATCCTTGCTGCTCTCCCTGGCCCGCTTGGCAACATCGCTGGCAGATTCTCTGGAATCGCCAGCGCGTCGGAAGGGCTGAGCAGAGTCTTCTCCGGTGGCCTAAAGACAGGGCTTGCCAGCCTTGGCTCTCAGTTGTCTTCTCTTGCCACTCCGCTCAATCTTGGCATCGGCGCGTTCGCTGCGTTTGGTGCTGCGGCCACTGCCATCACTCGCGGGCTCGCGGACCTCGAGGGCCGAGTTGAGCAGTTAGGGAATACCGCCCTGCGTCTCGGCACTGACTTTGCCACGATTCAAGTTCTGGACGAAGCAGCACGCAGGAGCGGAGGCTCAATCGACGCACTGGCGGCTGGCATCCAAAAGCTGGCCGTAAACATTAACGAGGCTCGCAGCGGCACCGGCAAGGCCGCTGACGCATTCCGCGAGCTCGGGATTTCGCAGGAGCAACTTGCCACGCTAGACCCGGCAACTCTGGCTCAGCAAACGGCAGCATCACTGCAGCAGATAGAAGACCCGGCACGGCGGGCGGCACTGGCGACTGAAACGCTTGGCAAGGCTGGGCTCACGCTGGTGCCAGTGTTCAACGCGATCGGCGAAAGCGAAGTTGCTTTGAAGCGGTTCGCCGCAGCGATCAGCGAAGTTGACTTGAATCGCATCAGTTCTCTTGGCAGCGCGTTTGACAACGTAAAAACTTCTCTTGGCGGCCTAGGGCAGTCAATCGTTTTGCCTTTTGCTGGTGCCGTTGAAGGCGCATCAAATCTATTCGCAGACTTCATTGGAACTGTCACCCGGCTGGCCCAGGCTATCGGCACAGTCCTGACGCCAATACTCGACACGCTTGGCGCGGCGTTCGCCAAGTTTGGTGGAGTGTTCGGCGCTATCAACGAATACCTTGACTCATTTGGGTTCACGTCCATCAAGGCTGCCGGAAACGCCAAGGAGTTCCGGGCCGAAGTCGAAGCCGACACAAAAGCACTTGAAGACCTGCAGCGTTCCATTGAGAACGGAAACAAGGCTCTTGACACGGCTATTGGCAAGGCAGGTGAGTTTGGCCAGCAAGGATTCAATGCGGCACTTCAGTTCCAAGAGGCACTGAAAGACCTAGAAGACCAAGCGAACTCGGGCGAACTCAATGCCGAGCAGTACGCCCGTGGCGTGGCCAACGCTACAGCGGAATACGAGCGGCAGATTGAAGTCATTCGCACAGTGACTGAAGAAACAAAACGGGCATCCGAAGAGTCGATAAAGATAGCCGAGCAGACTGCAAAGCGACTTGCGGATGAGGCAAGGCGTGCCGCCGACGAAGCACAGCGAAAGGCCGAGGCAGACAACAATCGACTCCAAACACTTCTGCAGCAAGACGATGGAACCATCAAGTTGCAACAGGACATTTCTTTCGTTCTTGAGCAACAGTTGGCACTTGAAAACCAAATCGCAGAGGCAAGGGGACGGTCTGATGTCGCAGCCGCTGAGTCTGCAGTGGCACGGCTCGCAGAGCTTGACCAGTTGCAGGCCAAGCTTGAGGACGAGCAGCAGGCTCTTGATCAGGGCTTCGGTGCTGGGTTCAATGCGGCGTTTCAGTCTGTTGACCAGAACATCAGCCAACTGATTGAGAAGTCACAGCAGTTTGGGCAGGCAGGCTTTGACGCAGCCCTGCGTCTACAGGAAGGCATTGCTGCCGCTCAAGAGCAGGCACGGGACGGCATTCTGAATGCCGAGGCTTTTAACGCCGAAGTGCAACGGCAGCAGGAGCTCTTCAATGCTGAGCTTGAGCACCTGGAAGACGTAAAGAAACAAAAGGAACAGGACGAGAAAGATGCCGTCGCAAGGCAGAACCAGCAGAACGCCGACCTGCTGAAAGCCCAAGACGAATATCGAAAGCAGCAAGAGACTGCCCTGACGGCGTACCAGCAGCAGCAGCAGCAGGCCCAGCAAGCCTACGCCCAAGAGCAGGCCCGCATCTTTGAGGAGCAGCGTAAGGCCGCCGAGGCTGAAGCACAGCGGCAGGAAGAACGCATTCGCAAACTCAACACGCTTGGCGATCAGTCCATCAAGGTGGCCGACATCCGCAACACCGAGAGCGCCAATCTTGTGCTGCAACTCGGCGCGAATGCCCAAGATCCCGCACTGATTCAGCAGCGGCTGCAGACGAAGCTGCTCGAGAAGATCGCCGTAGGCATCGGCCAGGCGGCAAGCAACTACTTCAACCAGCCAGTCGCCATTGTTGGCTACGCTGACGTGGGAGGCATCTGATGCCCATACAGTCCTGGCGTGAGCTTGCACGCACGACAGAGGGCGAAATCGGAATCGCCACTAAGGCGGTTCGGACGTTCGTGCTGACGCTTGCGGACAACACGCTAGAAAACAACCCGCCGACTGAGCAGGAACTGATCAACACCCTGAGCCTGGACAACTGGGCCGCGCCACATCCGTCGCTCACGTTTCTTGGCCTGCGTAAGCTGACAGTGACGGAGCGTTACGCCGACTCTCCGTATCACGTCCAAGTAGTTGCCGAGTACGGGCTTGTCACTGCCAACGAGCTGCTAGCCCCAACGTCTCGCACGGCCGAGTGGACATTCGCCGCCGAGCCTGCCCAGGTTCCAGCGTTCTACTACTGGGACGGCACCACACGCAGGCCGCTGGTGAACTCTGCCAACGACTACTTCGAAGGGCTTACGACAGAAGAGCAGATTGTCAGGGCCACGATCAAGAAGAACTACGCCAACTTCCCTGCGTCTCAGATGCAGGCCACCAACAAGATTAACAGCGGCGATTACTTCGGGTGTCCTGCTCACTCGTGGAAAGTCGCTGGCGTCAACGCCACCTACACGATTGAGTCGTACAACAACGTCGTCTACACGTACTGGGCGACGACCAGCGAGATCCTGTACCGAGAGAGTAAGTGGAATCTGCAGCTGCCTGACGTTGGATGGAACTTCATCGGCGGCGGACAGAAACGCCGGGCGATGGTTTTTGATTTCCAAAATGGCGAGTGGGTGGCATCCGCAAATCCCGTGGCTCTCGACGGTAGCGGCGGCCAGTCATCTGGGTTTCCTGCCATCCTTGAGCGGCGAGTCAACGCAGAAGCCAACTTCTCCAGCCTCTTTGGCACGCCGCCCACCTGACGCATGGCACGCCAGAAGAAACCTTTTGACGCGGTGCAGTTCACTCGGGAAAGCGCCGAGCGAGTGGCTCGCGTCGTTCGCCAGGCCGAGCTCACGCCGGCGGGTGCGTCGCCGCTGACGTTTGACAAACGGTTCACGGATCGCATTCCAAAGCAGGTGCGGGCCGCAACCTTCTCAGGTGCGTGGCCAATTGGCAGCGTCAAGACGGTGACGCTTCAAGCCGCACCAACAGTTGTTCGCCAAGACGTGATCAATACTTGCTGGCCTATAACTAACACTGCAGCAAGCGGAAATTGTGTGATCGGAAAAGATGGCACGTCTTGGTACTTAGTAGCTCCTCAACTCAGAGAGGCAACTGCGGTCGTAATAAAGCAGACCATAGACTGCATAGTCGTCACCTCAACCGAAAGGTCTAGCATAGTGACCGCTGTATCTTTTAACGATTGCGAACTAGACGTTACGTTTACAAAAAAACCTTTTATCCTCACTTCCGAGCCAGGAATGAGCGTGACAGAAACAGCCGAAGTGCGCTATTTAACTATTAACAGCTAGCTTAAGCGACTTTCACATGGCGTGTTGTAAGTTGTGCTGCGAATGCAAGGACCCTCCAGGCGAGTGCTGCGGCGATTTGTGCTGCGAGCATCCAAACATTTGCTGCGGCGAAATATGCTGCGGCGAGAATGACACTTGCTGTGGAGGAGATTGCTGCCCAGAAGGCAAGAATTGCTGCGACGGCGTATGTCAGGATTCGCCTTGTCCGCCACCTCCGCCACCTCCGCCGCCTCCGCCGCCTGGAGGTTGCTGTTGCGTTGGTGATACATATACCCCGATAGAGCCAGGAGAAGAATGCCCTGGCACTATTGTCGTGCCGCAGGCAGCCTATAGATCGTTTACGGTATCGTGGTGTGGGTTATCTGTTTCTTTTACGCTGAACCAGCTAACAGCCGCATTTCCTGGCGCAATTGGGGTAAGTGGCCAAGATGGCTACACATGCACAAACTCGTATGCAGGGGTTGATGGAGTAGAGTACAGAGATGAAGCCAAGTACCTAAACATTTACTGGACGCCGCCAGCTGCTAACGACTCCAGCATGACGTGTATGCTGTTTAGGTTTTACATAAATACTAGCCTTGTTGGACAACTCTATCATCCTTCTGGGTTTTATTTTGGGCCTTCTGGTTCAGATCAAAAAATCTGGAGTTATCGAGAGTCGGTTTGTGGAAGGAAGTATATGGATCTTGATAACTCTGATGCTGATGTCTTTTGTGGCGGTCCAGCTCATGCTCACTGCAATGAAACGCCTGCGGTAAACGGTGCGCCATGAGGCTTATGCTTTCTGACGTGCTTGCGCGTGCTAATGAGCGTGGGTACTCGCACGAAGAAATTCGCGGGTGCATGATCCAAGACCTTGGCGAAGGCTTGTGGGAAATAGACACAGAACACCCAGCGTACCCAAGAGCAAGAGACTCAACCGCAGGACCATCTTTAGCTTCAAAAGTGGTTAACTTTGCAACAGCATCCGCAAAGCATCTTGCGGCTGGTGCTCCAATGGCTTCGGAAGAAGAGATAAAAAGACGGCACGCAATCTGTGTTGCGTGCGAGTTTTTTGATGGCTCTGCGTGCAAGAAATGCGGGTGCCCTGTTATTAGGGAAAAGCATTACCTTAGCAAACTCTCGTGGGCTGATCAGTCCTGCCCTGTCGGCAAGTGGGGCCCGGCGTCTAGCGGTTGACAGCCCTGCCACCATGACGGGTGAAAGGGCAGGCCGTGGCAGACGATCACGTTTTCACCTTGAACGGCGACGAGCGGTGGCTGCTGCGTTTCACGACGCTCAAGGGTGCTGCCTACGGGTACACGTTCTCGCAGAAGGCGAAGCACCCGCGAATCATCCTTGACGCCCGCATGCGTGGCCGCAAGAAGCTCGAAGTGTTAGTGCATGAGTTATTGCACGCCTTGAATCCAACGCAGTCTGAGGAGCACGTAGAGCAGCAGGGCAAGGATATTGCCAGCGTGCTCTGGGCGTTGAACTACCGAGAGGCAAACGATGGGCCGTAGCGCTGGGACATTCCGCCGCAAGAACGCATCAGACCCGTGGAACGTCACAAGCCTTGATGGCAGCGTGACACGCATCGATTTCAACACCCGTCTATGGGTGCTGCTGTCTAGCGATTGGCATTGGGACAGCGTGAAGTGCAACCGCGAGAAGCTTACGGCGGATCTCACGAAAGCCCGCGAGCTAAACGCCGCAGTGCTCAGCATTGGCGACCACTTTGACGCGATGGGTGGCAAGTACGATCCGCGAAGCAATGGCAAATGGGACGTTAGGCCAGAGTTTCAAAAGGGCAACTACTACGATGACATCGTTACGCAGTGCGCCGAGTACCTCGAGCCGTACCGCGAGCAGATGGCGCTGATCACGCCGGGCAATCACGAGACGGCTGTGCGGAAACGCATGGAGACGTGTTTGACCACGCGGCTCGTGGAGCAGCTGCGAGTGCGTGGCAGCAAGTGTAGAGCCGCTGGCTACTCAGGCTGGGTAATGTTCAGGGCTAAGGCCGGCAAGACGAGCACGGCACTGTACCGACTTTGGTACCATCATGGTTATGGTGGCGGGGGACCTATAACACGCGGAATTATCGATTACTCGCGGTATTTGGTGGACGTTGACGCGGACTGCATCCACGCAGGGCACGTTCATCAACGCACCATGGTGGAGGCCAGCCGGCAACGGCTCTCACCTAATGGGCTTGTGCGGGTGCGGCCTATCCACCTCGTGCGAAGTGCGGCCTACAAGCAGGAGTGTCTGAGCGATGGCTGGGCCGTCGAGAAGGGCATGAGCAGCAGGCCGCTTGGAGGCTGGTGGATGCTGCTTCGGTGGAACACAGACCACACTGAACTGCGTGCATCTTTCCACGACTCGCCGCGCGATGACTCATCCATTGACGATTGAAATACGCTGCTGTTTTTCTTTCAAAAAGGAATGTCCGTGACTGACGACATGCTCGACGCAAACGATTTGCTCCGCGCCGCAGTGGCCGCTCGCCGCGAGGCCCAGGCCGCCGGCAAGCCGCTAGAGGAGTGGTACGACGTGTCGCAGGCGGATACAGAACCTAGGTGCTTTGTCGCAAGTGCCGAGGAAACGCAACCTATGCCCAAAAAAACTTCGGCAGAGGTTTCGTACCAGCAAGATATTCACGAGCACCACCTGCACCGGGCTGGCCTCACGCAGGACGAACTAGACGAAGCCTTGGAGCGTCTGGCCGGCGACGGCATCACGCATGAGCAGCGGCCCGGCTCATTGCCGTTCTTGGAACTGCTCGAGGAGGTGCGGCAGCTGCACCTGAGCAAGTCGCAGGACTACGGCAGCGAGAGCGACCCGCTAGCCAACATCCGCCAGGGCGCTGAGTTCGTAGGCATCGAGCCATGGCGTGGCTGTCTCGTCAGGGTGGCCGACAAGGTGCAGCGGCTCAAGACATTCTGCAAGACGGGCCGGCTTGTCCACGAGGGCGTGCGTGACACGCTGCTGGATCTCTCGGCGTATAGCCTGCTGGCAATCGTGCTGTTTGACGAGGGCAAGAATGCGTAACGCTGCCGCGTGGGCTCTAGCAATCCTGGCCATCGCTATTGGGCTGCCGGCCCTACTGCTAACGCATGTGGCTGAGGTGGTAGGAGATTGGGCTGATGACCACATCGACTGAGCCACTGACCGACGCCTACCTGCTGGAGTGCGAGCAGGCCGCACGTCGCTTCTCGGGTGCGTACACGGGCACAAGCGGAACGCTGGCCGGCTACGTGATTCACTTGTTGCAAGAAGTGCAACGGCTCAAAGCAGAGTGGCAGCTGCTGGCGGTGGCAAATGCCATGAAAGAAAACGAGCCGCCGGTTTCTTACGAATGACCTAGGCCAGGGCTTGAGCGGCGGCGGTTTATCCCTTTCCCGCCGTCGCTCGCCCTGTGCCTACGCTGCCGGTTTGCTTGGCCCGTCGAGATCAAGGGGCGGCAGGCAGTCCACGCTGCTCTGCTCTGTGGGGCAGATCGTGGGGTCCACGTACCGCTCTTGTAGCTTTGGGTCGCTGTGATCCAGCACCTGCGTGGCTGCGGCCGTACCGCCAGCTAGGGCAGCGTATGAGGCCCGAGTACGCCGCAGGCCGTGGAATCCCCTGTATTTCACGCCAGAGAGCCTGCAGAGGAGTTTCAAGGAAGTCCACAGGCTTCCCCTGGCCCGGTCCCAGTGCCACACCAGTTCGTCAGGCTGACCACGCTGCGGCAGCATCATGGCCGCCAGCTGCTCGGTAAAGTCTCGCTCGATGTCGTGCGTCTGCCCTTTTCGAGTCTCACCGCGAAACAGCACCCGACGCCGCTCTAGGTCTAGTTCGCCCCACTTCAACGACAGCAACGCCGTTGCCCGTTCTCCGGTGCAGTACGCCATGTAGATGAGCGTTGCCCACCACCAACAGGACAACTTGCCGCCGGTGCGTCCGCGCCGGTGACGAGATTGCCGAATCAACTGTGCCACGTCTTCGGCTGTGTAGGCCCGGCCTGTGGGGATGGACTTGGAAACCTTGATGCGTGGCAACTCTGGAAAGTCTTTCGCCCAGCGTTTGCGAGCAGCCAGATTCCACACAGCGGCCAACATCACCTTGTCTTTCTGGACGCTCGCCGGCCTCACCACTTTGCCTCCCCAGGATTGCGTAGCACGAGCCCTGAGGTAGCGACTGATCACCAAGTCATCTAAGTCCAGCACCGTAGGCTCGTGCCCTAGGAACGCACGCAGGCGATCCAAGAGCATCGAGTACAGCACCATGGTTTTGGGGTTGAGATTTCGCAGATCCGCATACCGCTCAAACAACTCAGCCAACGTCATCGGTTCCATTTCCGCTCTCCTTTTTGAGTAGTGTACAGAAGTTCACGTCTGAACGCTGTACAAAATCACGAGCGGACTCGCCTCCACTCATACTTTCGTACAGCAATGAACTATCGGCAGCCGGCCGTTCCGATTCTTCGGAGCGTGCCGGTTGCCCTGGTTGGACAGTTTGGGCTGGTGGACAGTTTGACTTGCCTAGCGGCGGCGTTAGATTTGGAGCATGGTCGTGGCACTACCAGAAGGCCGGAAGCTGATTGGCACCGCCGAGGCGGCGAAGATCCTAGGCGTCAGCATGGGGCGCATCCGCCAGCTGGCTCTGCTCGACGCTTCTGATGGAGGCATTCAGTCGTGGCTTGCTGCGCCAACGGCCCGAGTCTTTGACGAGGCCGAGATTCGCAAGCGGGCCAAAGCCAAGCGGACTACAGGCCGCAAGCGTGGTGGGTTTAAGGCCAACTAGCCTTCCCAGCCCTACTTTCCGCCGGAAAAACAGGGGTAGAAAAAATCTTTTCTCAGCCCTTGCACGTTCTAACGCCGACGCTAGTATAGGGGCGTGGTGAGCAACTGAGACTCACCAACCAAGTGAAGCGGATACGAAGTCATGACGATCACGAGCACCTACGCCATCAAGGACTTCGCCAGCAAGTACGCAGCGGCCTACGCCGCTGGCGATGACTCAATGGCCGAGCATTGGCTTATTCAATGGGCCGTCACGAAACGGGTGTGGTTTGCAAACCTTGAGCACCTGCTCACGTCGTTTGAGTTCCACTGTCAGGCGTGCGCTGACGCCTAAGCCGATTTAGGTGGGGCCACCCGGCCTGCCGACAGCTGCGAAACGGGTGGCAATCGCATACAGGATTCTTTGGCCAAGGAGGGCCACGAAATGCAACGCCGCTGGAACGCCGCACTGCAATCGCTCGTTCTGGTCCGACTGGGCCAGGAGCTCGGCACGGACTCGCCCGCTGCTCGAGCAGTCCACGATCTGCTTGAGTTTCTTGCAGCACTCGCAGGAGCCTTGCCCGTTGACACGTTTTAACGCCGCCGCTACCCTGCGTCACGGTTTTAGCGGCGGGGCTAGCACGAACACTGTACGAAAGTTCGACTCCTCAAACCACTGTTTCCCCCGTGCGCTACGCACATAATTCTGATTTGACACGCTAGTGAACAGGCGTATAGTTTGCCAACCCAAACGAAGGAGAGCCCCACGATGATCACGAATGAATCAAGCCCAGCCGAAAACGAATACCTCGCAGCCGTCGCGGGCCTGCACGAGCAGACGGTGAGCCCTGCCCCGAAGGTCACCTACGCCATTGGCGATTTCGTCAGCGGCATCAGCGGTGGCAAGCGTTGGCGGGGCCGCATCTGGAACGTCGAAGGCGACCGGCTCAGCATCGAAATCGACGGCGGATGGCTGGCAGTGAGTGCCAACGATGTCACTCATTAAGCGACGTAAGTGCCAATAGCGGCACGCATGTCCGCGATTCGCGAATCACGAACAATGGAACGCAAGGCGGTGGAACCGCTGAGCGGAAGGAGTGGGGCGGAGCCCCAGCAGCAAGGAAGCAACAACCACCCGCCGAGCAGGACGCGGAGCGGGCTTTTTTCAACAGCAAAGGACGCGGAACACATGGCTTCTAAGCAACGACTCGTTACGCAGGACATCCGGGAAATCCCGGCTCACTGCGTCCCTCTGGCATCGTTTGGTGGCCGACGCAACAGGCGCGGCGGAAGTTGGGAGTACGAAACGCTGCACACCTTGTGCAAGCGTCGAGAAATCAAGCATTGGAAGTTTGAGCGTGGCCGAACAGGACAACTGTTCGTTGAGCCTGACGTTGCACGCGACATGCTCGACTCGCTGCGGCAACAGAAGATTGACGCCATTGCTCCGCCCAAGGCTTGCAAGCCTCAGGCAGATCTTCAGTACGAGTCGGTTTGCGAGTCAATGGCTGACATCGCCACTTCGCTGGCTGGCGTTGAGCGGCTGCTTGAGCGGCTAGCCGCTGCCGCCGAGCAGATTGCCAAGCATCCGATGGCTCGACTTGAAGACGTTGGCATTGTCGAGACGAGCAGCAACGGTTTCCACGAGTAACACCACACCACAGCAAAGGACGCAAGATGACCACGGAACTTTCCACACAACGAGCCAGCGGACTGGCTCTTCAAAGCTTTGACGATGCGTTTCGGTTTTCCAAGATGGTGGCGGCCAGCGAGTTCGCCCCGAAGGATTTCAAGGGCAAGCCAGAGTCCTGCCTGCTGGCCATCCAGCACGGCAGCGAAGTCGGGCTCAGCCCGATGCAGTCCCTGCAGTCGATCGCCGTCATCAACGGACGGCCAACGATTTGGGGCGACGCGGCACTGGCCCTGGTGCAGGCGTGCTCAGTCTGCGAGTACGTCCGCGAGTACCTCGAAGGCGATGGCGACAACCTCACCGCCGTCTGCGAGGCCAAGAGGCAGGGCTACCCTGCACCAACTACAGTGCGGTTCTCGGTGGCTGACGCCAAGAAGGCTGGCCTGTGGGGAAAGTCGGGCCCGTGGACTCAGTACCCGTCCCGCATGCTGCAGCTGCGGGCTAGAGGCTTCGCCCTGCGTAACGCCTTCGCAGACGCCCTGCGTGGGCTTGTGACGGCCGAAGAGGCCCAGGACTACCCGACGCAGGCTGAGCCCGTGGTGGTGCGTCCGAAGTTCACTGACGAGCCCAAGGCCACCGTCGTGAAACTCAAGTCCGATCAGCCGGCAACTGCCAGCGATGCGATCGGCAACGCCCGCCTGGCAGTGAGCAAGGCTGACAGCATCACGGCGTTGAACCGTCTGCGAACGCTGGTGGCTCAGCGGCTCACGGAAGGCAAGTTCACGAAAGCCGAGCACGACGAGCTCGTGCAACTGATGCTGCACCGGGCCGAGATGCTGGGCGACTCTGACGATGGCGTGGCGTTTGAGCACGAGGCCGCCGAGCACGAGGTGACGGCATGACGCTTGACGAGGCCATCACGGCGATCCAGACGGCCGGCAGCAAGCACGACGCCATGAAGATCGCTAACGCCGTCTCTATGGAATCAATGGCCCTTGCCCGGCCATACGCGGACGAGTTGGCTGTGCGTCAGGCGTGGCGTGAGCGTTGGGGCAAGGAGCCCCAAACGCTTGGCGACGCAGGGCCACGACCGGGCACGAACTGGACAGGAGACTAACGCCACGCCATTGGCGAGCAGGCTGAGTATCTACGGCCGCATTGGCCGCCTATCGGGAGTGGCGAGTAACCACCGACGCAGCCCAGCGAAACGGGCCAATACACACGAAAGGATGCGTGAACGATGCAGGTTTATTTGGATGACACAATCGACTCATACCGCAAATTCCTGCGTATCAAGTCGCTACCGCGTTACGAGATTCACGGCCGAATGGCGTGGTTCCCAGACGAGTACGCAGGTGACATTGGCGTAGCTGCCGAAGAGCCATCTATAGCGTCATACGAGCCACGGCCTGGGCTGTTTGACTACCAGCGGGACATTGTGCGGCTGGCTGTTGAGAAGAAGCGTTACGCCATCTTCGCTGACTGCGGCCTAGGCAAGACGCTGATGCTTTTGGAGTTTGCCCGGCACGTCCGCGAGACGGTGCCCGACAAGCCCGTGCTGATTGTGTCGCCGCTCATGGTGGTTAAGCAAACGGTGGCCGAGGCCGAGAAGTTCTATGGCGACACGCTGCCCATTGAGCAGGTGGCAGCAAAGGATCTTGCCAAGTGGATGAAGAAGCCAGGCGGCCGGCTTGGCATCACGAACTACGATGCACTCCGAGACGATACGCCCGATGGCGATCTGGCGGGGCTCATCTTGGACGAATCGTCCATGCTCAAAAGCCACTATGGAAAATGGGGTCAAGTGTGCCTGCGAATCGGTGCGGGCGTTGAGTGGAAGCTGGCCCTGACGGGAACGCCGGCACCGAATGACCGCATCGAGTATGCGAACCACGCCGTATTTCTAAACGCCTTCCCAAACGTCAACTCATTCCTGGCTAAGTTCTTCATCAATCGTGGCCAGACGATGGAGCGTTGGGAACTGAAGCCGCACGCACTACGGCCCTTCTACCGTGCTCTTTCGCACTGGTGCATCTTCCTGACAGATCCCAGCACCTACGGCTGGAAGGACAACGTACACAATATCCCGCCCATTCACGTTCACATTGATGACGTGCGGCTATCCGATGAGCAGGAAAAGGCGGTGCGTGCCACGACGGGCCAGCTATTCGTCACTGAGCTCGGCGGCATTACGACCAGGGCCAAGCTCTCGCGGATGGCCAAGTGTGAAAGCAGCATTAAGCCGCAGTACATCGTTGACATGGTGCGAGAGTGGCCAACCGAAAGCACCATCATCTGGTGCCGATACAACGACGAGCAGGACATGCTGGCCCGCATGATTCCCGATGCCGCCAGCATCGACGGCAAGACGCCGCAGGAAGAACGCCAGCGGCTCGTTGACGAGTTCAAGGCTGGCAGCATCAAGGTGCTCATTACCAAGCCCAAGATTTTGGGCTTCGGACTCAATCTGCAAATCTGCACGCGACAGGTATTCAGCGGCCTGCAGGACTCCTACGAGGAGTATTACCAGGCCGTGAAAAGGAGCAACCGCGTCGGCTCGTGGCGTCCGCTCAACGTCCACGTCCCCGTGACTGACATCGAACGCCCGATGGTTGAGAACGTGCTGCGTAAGGCACGTCGCGTCGAGGCCGACACCCGCGAGCAGGAGGCGATGTTCCGTGACGCTACTGCCTGACCATTCACCGTACGCCATCCACCACGGCGACTGCATACCGCACATGCTCGATGAGATGCCGCCGCATTCGGTTGACTTCTCTGTGTTTTCGCCACCGTTCCCAAGTCTGTTTTCCTACACGTCAAAGGCTGAGGACATCGGCAACAGCGAGAACATGAAAGGCGAAGCCAAGATCCACCTGTCCTACTTCTTTCGCGGGCTTGCTCGCGTGCTGAAGCCTGGCCGGGCCGTTGTCGTTCACGTCATGCAGATCCCAAGGCTTAAGCGTTCCGGCGAAGTTGGGCTGCACGACTATCGCGGGCTCAATATCCGCTTGGGTGAGCGGGCTGGGCTCGTCTACGAATACGACTGGGTGGTGCGCAAGAATCCGCAGGCGCAGGCGATTCGCACGCGAAGCCGTGAGCTCCAGTTTGCCGGCTTGGAAAGCGACAGGGCCAAGCAGCGTGGCTGCCTGCCCGACTACCTCATCAAGTTCAGAGCACCCGGCGAGAACGCACTAGCGATCGACTCTGAAGGCGACGTGTCGAGGAACGAGTGGATTGACTGGGCCGAATGCTGCTGGAGTGACATCCGCGAGACGAACACGCTGAACGTCAAAGAGGCACGCAGCGAAGAGGACACGAAGCACATCTGCCCGCTGCAGCTAGACGTGATTGACAGGCTGGTGAGGCTGTACAGCAACCCCGGCGAGGTTGTCTTTTCACCATTCACTGGCATTGGCAGTGAGGGCTACGTGGCACTGCAGCGTGGCCGCAGGTTCTACGGCTGCGAACTGAAGCCCGAGTACCACGCTCAGGCGTTAAAGAATCTGGCCAAGGCTGAGCGGACGCACCAAGCGAATAGCAAGACGTTGTTTGACGCGGAGGCAGTGGCTTGACGCATACGCCACGGTAGGTGCGGGTTCAGAACACAACGCAAGGAGGCAGGTATGCCCACGACGATTGCGAAACGAAGCAGGAAATCAGAGATCACGGTCGCCACGATTGAGAAGGCCCAACACGAAGTGGAGCGAGCCATTGCCGAGGCGTTTGACCCAGACAGCGTTATCAGAGCCTACGACATGGCTACCGGCCTGCGTCTTTTGGCTCGGCAGTCTGACGCCAACAAGGCAGTGCAAAACCGTTGCGGAGCTTCTCACGCAAAGTCGGTTAGGAAGATTGGCGAACTGACCACTGAAATGCGCAAGGCCGGGTTGCTGGCGAACGCTCACAGGCCGAAAAGTGTCACGCAAGATGACAGTTTTGGAGAAGTGTCATCCGTGATGACACTTTCAGACCTTGGCATCAACCGCAATATTGCAGCCGCTGGCGTGAAACTTCTGGCTGTCGATCCTTCAGATATTGATGCCATGGCCGAAGCAGCCACAAAGGACGGTAAAGACTTTTCGTGCAAGAGGGCGGTGGCAGACATCCGCGATAGGCAGGCTCAAAAGAAGAAGTCGCACGAAAAGGCTGAGGCAATCAAGCGGCGCAAGTCTGTAGACGGTCTGTACCTCGGCGACTTTCGCAAGATCGGCGACAAGATCCCCGACGCTTCGGTTGATCTGATCTTCACAGACCCGCCTTATGATCGAAAGGCAATCGAACTCTTTGACGGCCTCGGTGAGTTTGCGGCTCGCGTGCTGCGCCCAGGCGGAAGCCTTATCGCTTACATCGGACAGATACAGCTTCCAGATGCGGTCGCTGATTTGTCTAAGCACCTTCGCTACTGGTGGACGTGCTCTTGCTACCACAGCGGGCCGACGCTGTTGCGGATGAACGAGTACGGCATCGTCAACGGCTGGAAGCCAATGCTGTGGTTCGTCAAGGAAACGCGCGGCGACAAGACCACATTTGTCAACGACGTTGCAACCGGAAGCCGAGAGAAGTCGCACCACGAATGGCAACAGTCAGAGGCTGAGGCTCGCTACTTCATTGAACTGCTGACCGAGAAAGACGGTTTTGTAGTTGATCCGTTTTGCGGAGGCGGCACCACTCCGGCGGCCTGCATTGGACTCGGCCGCAAGTGGGCCGCGTTTGAGATTGACGAGGCAAACCTTGCCCGTGCAAGCGAGAGAATCGTGGAGGCACAGAAATGACAAGAGACAGGCTTTTCGGAAGCGACATCCCGCTGATGGCGTGGTGCAGAGAGAAGGGAAAGACTGGCGAATTGCCTGCTTGCTCGCAGGAATGCGGCTGGGTGCAAACTGACGTAGACGCATTTTTGCACCGCTACAAGACGTGCATCGACTCTTTAGGCACTCGCGAAGTGCAAGTGCTGATGGAGATTGAGTGGAAGACTCGTGGAGGCAATCTGACAGATAGCCAACTAGACACGTACCGAAAGAAGCACGCGATGATTGTGCCGAGCCTCAAATGGCACGGACAAGAACTTAGAAACTATGGCGTGACTGTCGTGCGATTGAGCGGAACAACGCCAGAAGACTCAGAATGGATCAAGTGGGGAAGGTTTGTTAGAGGCAGCGCGCGCGACATGGAGTGGACATCCATTACCGTTGCCCAACTGCTGAAGCTGATGCGTTTTGAACTGCACCCGGACACTATGAACCCAAACCCTATTCGCCGTCATCACAAGACTCGAATAATCCAGGAAGTAGAAAAGGCTCCTCTTGGGTTTGAGGTTGCCCGAGATCTAGTGCAGAGAAGCTAAGGAGGCCTCGGATGGCCGGTGAATGGATTCCCATCGACTGCAACCTGGGCACGAAGCCCGAGGTGCTTGAGCTCATGGACGCCACAGGCGAGCCCGTCGAGGTTGTCGTTTGGCGTCTGATTCAACTGTGGTCCTGGGCCGCAATGAACACCGCAGACGGGCAGATCGTGGCAACGCCGCGCAGGCTGATTGCCGTTGCTGGCGGTGACGAAGCGTTTTGGCTGGCTGTTGAGCGCGTCGGATGGATTGCCTTTGCCGGCTCAACAATGACGATTTGCGGCTGGGATAGGCGTTTTTCGCGGGCGGCAAAGGCGCGTGCTACCCACGCGCAGCGGCAGGACACGTACCGAAGGCGCTCGCGTGACGGTGCACCGTCACAGGGTGGTGGCGCTGACGTGTCACTACAGGAGAGGACAGGAGAGGAGAGGACAGAAGAAGAAATACAACCTGCTGCGCAGGTAGCCACGAGCGTTCCGCCGAAGCGTCGGAAACGCTCGCAGCCCGCAGGCGGCATCGGGTGGACTGCTGACGCAGGGTGGCAGGGCATCACGGACGCAGACCGCACCGAATGGGCCGCAGCGTACCCAGCGTGCGACGTGGCGGGCGAACTGCTGCGGGCCACGTCTTGGCTCAAGGCCAACCCTTCCAAGGCTCACAAGTCCAACTGGCGGCGTTTCGTGGTGTCGTGGCTCACCCGCTCGCAGGACAAGGGCGGGACAAACCGCACGCCAGGCGTACGCCCAGACGCGAAGCCGCCGCCAAAGGCGTGGAAGGACGAGTACCGCCCGGCCCCGTACCGCCGGCCCAAGGAACTGGCAGCGTTGACACCCGACTTATCACTCAAGGACGAGACATGACACCAGAAAACACCACCACAACAGACGAGCGCCTGCCGCTCACGCCTTCACAGAAGAAGGCATACGACTTCATTGCCAGTACCGCCGGCATGTGGGGGCCAAGCGTCCGCGAGATCGCGGCCGGGCTTGCATACAAGAGCCCGCACGCTGTGACAGGGATGCTCGAGCAGCTGGAGCGCAAGGGCTGGATCACACGCGAGCCGGGCAAGTCCCGTGGAATCAGGGTGCGAACATGAACAGCGAAAGACTCATCAAGCGTCTGCTGCGTCTTCAGGGCGGCTGCGTTCACGCAAGCGAAGACGCTGAGAACTGGGAAATGCACGACTCGCTTGTTGCCAACGCTCGCACCATCGGCATCGCCATCGCGGCCATCAAAACGCTGACGAGCGAGAACCAGCAGCTGCGTCAGCGGCTCGTGCGGCAGGCGTGCTACTTCGAGCACATCGAAGCGAAGCAAGAGCCGAAGGGCTGGCCGCTGCTTGAAGACGAGGGGGGGCTATGACGCTCACGGATTTGGTGTGGATCTCTGTCGGTGAACTTCTTCTCGCGGGCACCTTCGCTCTCGGGATTTTGGTAGGTGTCGCATTAAAGCCACGAAAGGAATCGACTCATGGCAACTGCAACAAAAGAACGGAAGACGAG